CTGCCGAGGAGCTTGAAGAGATCCGCGAGGGCATACTTGATATGTCGCAGAACGATGTCACAGCATCAGCTAGCGAGATTGCGGCGGTTGCAGAGGCGGCAGGTCAGTTGGGAATACAGACCGAAAATATTCTTGACTTTTCTAGGGTAATGATAGACCTTGGCGAATCCACTAACCTTGGCTCTGACGAAGCGGCAAGCGAACTTGCGAAGTTTGCGAACGTAACGCAGATGGCACAGGATAATTTCGACGAGCTTGGATCTGTTATTGTAGATCTCGGCAACAATTATGCAACAACTGAGGCTGACATAGTTGCTATGGGTACCCGTCTTGCGTCTACAGGTGAGCTGACAGGCTTATCAGAGGCTGAGATAATGGGACTTGCAACGGCGCTGTCATCTCTCGGTATCGAGGCAGAAGCAGGCGGTACAGCTGCATCAAAGCTTCTGAAACAGTTTGCTAACGCAGCGGCAAACGGCGATATGAAGGATTATGCCGATATAGCAGGAATGACCGAAGAAGCTTTTGCGGCACTATACAATGAGGATAGCCTTGCTGCTATATCGAAATTCACGCAGGGCCTTAACGATGAAGCGCGAAACGGCAGAACAGCTATTCAGATACTCAATGATATGGGTATCAACGAAGAGCGTCTTTCAAATGCAGTGCTTGCACTTGCATCCTCTGATGATATTCTGACTAAGGCTGTTGCAACTGCTAATGCTGCATGGGAAGAAAATACCGCACTGACCATTGAGGCTGAAAAGCGTTATGCTACTACCGAAAGCCGTATGCAGATGACTGCAAACAGCTTTGAGAATCTTGGCATTGTTCTTGGCGACATGACGTTGCCATATATAAAGGATATCGCGGATGAGTTTACATTGGCTCTGCGCGGTGCACAGCGATGGGTAGATAACAATAGCGAGACCATTGAGGCAGCAGGAGAGCTTGCCCTTAAGATCGCGGGCGGAACGCTAGCCCTAAAGGGAATGCAGGTAGCTTATCATGGTATCAATGTAGCAGGTCTTACTGTTGCTAAGGGCATAGGAAAGGTTACTGCTGCTGTTACCGCGGCTAAGGCAGCTGATAAAGGTGCAAGGCTCAGTACTTTCGCTTCTAGCCTTACGGGTCTGACTGCAAATACTGCAGGTTATATTGCGGTGGGCGCTGGAGCTGTTACTACAATAGCTGCGGTTGCAGCAGCGTTGTGGGCACAGCATGAAGCGGCAACTGCAGTAGCTGTGGAGTATGCAGAAGGTTTACTCTTTGATAATGGCTTACCATCACTTGAAGAGTATACTGAGGCACTCAAAGACAGCACTGATGAAAGCTTCCGATTTGCACAGGAGACCAACGAGACCTGTGATGAGCTTGATGAGATATCTTATGAGATGTCGCTTGCAAGAAGCGAGGTTGAGCTTTATGGAACTGCACTTCGCGAAGATGGTACATTATCTACCGCTGAAGCTGAAGCGTTAAAGGAGCCGTTCGGTGAGCTTGTGGCATATCTAAAAGATGATTTTGAAAAGAAATATAGTCTTATATTTGATAATTTCAAAACTGCCGTCAGTGGACTTGCAGAAAGTGCAAATCAAGATATACACAATGTAACGCTAAATCTGGATGCGTTCAACAAAAAGTATGTTCAGGAGATTGACGAGGCTGAAGCGGTAGTTACCGGGATACTTGATAAGATGATTTCAGGCGAGGAAATTTCAACTGAGACAATGGCATCGCTTAAAAGCCAGCTCGCTTTTGTCAGCGATATGTCCGCAGCTGATTCTGCTTCCCTCTATGAATACAATCAGGCTGTCGCAGCGGCGCAAGGTGTGAATTTTGGTGGCAACAAACAGGATGCACTTGACCACTTGGATGAGTTGAACCAATATGCTGTCGAATATATCGCCGAACTTGATGAAGCACAGGACAATCTTAATCGCAAGTATCAAGAACTACGTAATACCAATGACGTATTACTGAAACACGGCAGGATATCAGTAGATGAATATACTTTATTCTCAGAAGCCCTAGATTTTGCACAGTCAGCTACCTATCAGGACTATCTATCCGATCGTGAAGCTTTTATTGCAACTGCAAGAGATACATATGGAATGCTTAGGTCTAGACTTGACATAACAATCAAACAAACGGTTGAAAATGGAGATTTAAAGCCAACGCATTACTGGATAGGCGCTTTAGCTATGGATGCAGCTATGGACGCTGGTGAATATAATACAGGAAAAACAATTGAAGATTTTGCGCGAGGTGCTTTGCGTACAAGTGTAGAAAAGGATTTTGCCGATCTTCAAGAGACCATCAACAACGGAATTAATGCACTGAATATCAATCCCATACAGATACCTGTTGAAATCATCAATGGAGCAGAAGCGGCAAAGACTGCTAGCAACGCATTGACTGCATACAACCCTTCTGATCCTTATAATCTGGCTCAGTATGACGTTGCTTATATACTAAGCGCAAATAAAAAGTACGACCCTGCCGATCCCTACAATCTAGCTCAGTATGCAACTGGCACAAACGCCGCTGCTCGTGGATTGGCACTTGTCGGAGAACAGGGTCCAGAGCTTGTAGATTTTAACGGCGGCGAAAGAGTATATACCGCTGAGGATACAAGAGCTATCTTGGAGAGTTATGAAACGGTTGCGTATGTGCTTCCTCAGGTGCTCGCTGCGGCAGTTGCACCGATGTTTACGGGAGGTTCGGTTACTGTTAATATTAACTCAAGCCCGACCTTCAATGCTGCGGCGGATGCTTATGAAAATCACATGGACAGCTATAATGCTAATCTTGCAGAGCATATCAAGCGCGTTATTTCTGAGATGTCTGAGGATGCATACAGGAACGCATACCGTTAAAGGAGTAGTACCTATGACCTATACGACCATACAGGGTGATACATGGGATGTTATTGCGCTGAAAACATTAGGCAGTGAGATGCATTCGACGGCAATCATGAAAAGCAATGTGCAGTATGCTGATATTGTTACTTTTTCGGCGGGAGTGCAGCTGAATATCCCTCTTGTCGCTCCTGTACAAGAGCAAACGCTCCCGCCGTGGAAAAGGGGTGATACCTCATGAGTAATGATAGTCTTGCAAGACGTACAGATGTCCTTGTATCGATAAATGGTGCAGATATCAGTGAGGATATGCGTGGCTATCTGCTTTCCGTGTCTTACACGGATGAGGAAGAGGATAAGACTGATGATATCAATGTACAGCTAGACGACAGGGACGGTATATGGCTGAAAAACTGGCTGAACAGCAGTGTAACATCTAGGGCAGCTTCGGGTGGCTCAGGCTTTTCGGTAGGCGATAACGTCATGGTTAAGCAGGGCGCAACAGACTATAACGGTACTGCGCTGCAACAATGGGTATATAGCTATGAGGGATTTACTGTTATAGAGGTAGGTGTCGTCAATCCTGACCTAATAGTGTTTGGCATTGATGGTGCAGTTACAGCGGCAATAAGAGCTGATGATCTTATAAAACGCGGCGAAAGCAGCTCGGTTACGTCATCGGGAACGCGTAACGGCTTGATTGGTGCTACGATTTCGGTGTCAATATTACAACGTAATCCTCATGATGATGGAGCAGACAGAATGCTTGAATGCGGTACTTTTCAAGTCGACACGATAGCGGCAAGCGGTCCGCCGTCAAAGATCACGCTGAAAGGCACTTCATTGCCTTTCACTTCAACTATTCGGTCACAGCTTCGTTCGAGAGCATGGGAAAACGTCAGACTGTCGGTGATAGCGGGACAGATCGCCCGCGACAACCGAATGTCGGTATACTTTTCTTCGGACTATGATCCGCTGTATACACGGCGCGAGCAGTCGCAGGAGAGTGATATAGTGTTTCTGTCGCGGCTTTGCAAAGCGGCAGGTATTGCACTTAAGGTGTCAGCTAACACGATCATACTATTTGACGAAGCGGCTTATGAACAGAAAAAGGCTGTGCGCAGTCTTATAAACGGCAAAAGCGATATTATCAGCTACAATTTTACTGATGGTGCAAGTGATACGACTTATAGCAGCTGTCATGTAAGCTATACGGACAGCGGCGGCAAGACCATCGAATACACTTACACGCCTCGAAACAGCGACGGCAGCGGTCAGGTGCTGGAGATCAGCGAGAAGGTCAATGACCGCGAGGAAGCGCGGCAGCTTGCAATGAAGCGGCTTCGTCAGAAGAATAAGAATAAGTTTTCGGCGAAATTTAAGCTTGTCGGTGATGTGGCTCTTGTAGCAGGTGTTACAATAAATGTATCGGGCTTCGGGGCATTCGACGGCAAATATATCATAGAACAGGCAGTGCACTCAGTATCAAGTAGTGGCTATGTTACAACAGTGCAGGCTCGTAAGGTACTGGAGGAATACTGATGGAGAGTATCAGAGTAGGCTTGGTTTCAAGTGTAAATGTTTCAGACCGCACGGCAAGAGTCATTTTCAATGATCGAGGCGGTACGGTATCGGCTAACCTCAAGGTGTTGGCGGCTTCTCCGCTGATAACTGTAGATATAACCACTCATGGTGAGGCTTGGAGCGTATCAGAACAGTATTCAAGCGTAGATAGAAAGCTTGGACGTGGTGAGGGCTATAACAAAGGCGCACCTGATACTATAAGCGGAGTTCAGGCGGTGCAGGGAAGTGCGGCAGTGATCAAGGTATACGGCTGGCTGCCGTATATTGGTCAGACAGTGCTGTGTGCGTTCATCACGAACGGTGACGGAGACGGATTTGTGATCGGAGGTGTATAAATATGCCGATTGGTACTTTTGGTGATGTGGTGTTTGAAGTGACAGACGATCATGTAAGGACATTCAACGGTTTTACCTACAATGTATCAGCAAAGTATCAGACACACAACAGGCTTGGCAGACGTCCGATTGTTGAATTTACAGGTCTCGACGCCGAAAAGATCACACTTAATATCAAGCTATCAACTTATCTCGGTGTGAATCCACGCAGAGAAATGCGAATCCTCAACGATATGTGTCGTTCGGGTGAGGCTCAGAGATTGTATATCGGTAATCAGAAGTTTGGACGTTACAAGTGGGTGATCGCTAAAGTGCAGACTAAACTGCAAAGGGTCGATA